ATCCAGTAAAGGAATTTGTGGTAATTCCAGTGTAAGTGATAATCTCATCATCAATTTTTAAAAGACCATATTCAGGAGGATACCCACTAACAGACTCTACAAATATTTCATCATCAAAGAAATCAACGATATTAGATAAGACTGTATCTGAATGTAAATTTGTGTTATCAAAAGAGTCGAAATTTTTATATTTAATTAAATTCTCTGCAAGGTCTACTGTAGACCCTTGAAATTCTTGAGAAGTATAATATTGACTTAAGAACTCTGAAAAATTTGGATTGTCTGACAGTATGAATTCAGGGATTTGATTAATAACAATATCCTTAATTTTAACTACTTTATTGTCTTGATTCATTTTAATTTCTTATCTTTGAGTCAGAAAAATAACTTGATTCTGGAATAAATCTACTGCCAGATGCATTTTCCCCAGAGGATATCAAATCTTTAACCATAGAAATATCGCTATTTCCAATGTCTAATTTCAAGTAAATAGATTTTTTAGCAATTACATCATTAGAATATGGAATTGCATCAATCTCAATAATATTATTGGGTTTTAATGTAGAAGATACATTTATATTATCTATATTGATAATTCCATTCACATAATCAACATCTCCAATATTATCTATTTGTTTAATTATCTTGTTTGAATCATATGAGAACAAATATAATGTTCCTGTTTTTAATGTAGAATCATCTACTATATCTCCAATATAGACAGTAGAAGAAATGCCATTAATCATAAATCCACTTGATCTAATATTTGGAGTATTGCTGTTTCTATTATCATTTACATTGAATCTATTTTCAAAACATATTTGATATTTTGTGGGTTCTTTTAAAAGAACTTCAAAATTCCTTCTAATTCTAACCTTAGTAATATTTGATGTAATAGCATTGCTTGTTGAGTCTATGATTGCTAATGCTTTACTGTATTTGAACCTACCCCCAAACTTATTCAAATCAGAAGAGTTTGAATAAGTAGTAAGAGATGAGGTCACATTTGTTTTCAATGATTCTGGAGATGATGAAAAGTTTGAATTATAATAAACAGTTGAATCCAATTCAACATATAAAACATTAATATCTACAAATTCAGGTTTGATTCCTGCTATAGTGTATTTTTTGAGGTCATTTAAAATGAATTCTTTGGTAGATTGTGCAAGAAAATCTGAATTCTTTGGTTTGACTGCAAGAAATACTTTTCCATATTGTGGAGGAGTCATTTCTTCCCCCCCATATGCAGTCACAGACTCAATATTTGAGTAAATGGATGGTAAAATAGATTCATAGTCATTTGCTGTAACCGCTCTTCGTTGAGATGCATACAGTCTTGGAGCATAATATCTTACAGATTCTACAGATTGAATGTTATCACCATTCTGTGCTGCAACATTTGTGACTATAACACCTGCAGAAGAAGATATTGAAGCTCCTGTATCATCATTTAATGTGCCAGAGAAGGTAAAATTAGATGCTCCATTACCTGCAGGACCATTTGTGACAATATAAGAGGCATTAACTACATTTCCATTGCTTAATTCTTTACCAAAAATACCATCACCAAAGAAAAGTTCATATTTTTCATCAGAAACTTCTTGAATTAAGAAGATTTGTGATGTAGAACTGATTCCAACAATATCATTAACTGAAGAATACTCTTCAGAAGTGGTGCTTTGAGAATCATTATAGACTTTTACTCTAATTGTAGAAGTATCTACAAAGGGGTTTGGAAGAATATATTTCTGATTTGGTTGAGAATTGTCTACAGTGAAGGTTTTTGTAAGATATGTTCCTTCATAAATGTCAATTTCAGAAAAAACTGCTTCCTGATTTGAAACGCCAACAGTAATATCTTCTGGAATTGAGAAAATATAACTGGTATTATCTAATGAACCAGTACAAACAATACCAGATTTGAGTGTGACTGTCTTGATTGATGAATTTAAACCTGATACTATGAATGAAATATTTGCTTTTGCTGCTCTTCTGGACAGTGGAACGAACCCTATATTCCTTGCAAGAGAGACTACGTTCTCTCTGATGGTGGCACTGTCAAGGAATGCCTCATTTGCCACCATGTTGGTGTTGTAGGCAGTCAGATAACTGTTATAGGCAAGGATATCAATCAGAATAGAGAAGTTAGAACCTTCAAAATCAAAGTCGCTAAAGGTTGAATTTGATCTTAAGTAATCTTTAATAGAGGCTCTAATCTGATCAAAGTCCAGATTAGTGAAATCTGTAAATGCCATTAGTATCTGGTGGGTTGTAATATGAAGTTAATTGCTTGTGTTGGAACAGCAAGTCCAACAATATCATATATGATGCTAACATCTAACTCATTATCTTCAGGATATAATGCAACATTTACATCTCTGACCACAACTCTTGGTTCAAAGTTAGACAAAACAGTTCTAATTTCTTCCTGTAATGGGTCAACAACACCACTATCTGCAAGTTCAAAGAAGTAAGATTCTACTTTTGACCCTAAAAGTGAGTTAAAGAACCTTTCACCAACTCTTGTTCTAACTAAATTAACTACAGATCGTTTGATTGCATCCTCATTTGAGAGTGTTCCAATATCATTGGTTACAGGATGCCTTAGAAAAGACAAGCTGATATCTTTAAATCCCCTTGAAATATTTTCTAAAGGCACCTGTAACTACTAACACATTACTTTTATTTATTGTGGTTTCCCATAGGTTGGTTCAGTTCCATATTCCCAGTCATCATAGTCTTCATCATTACGAATTTTCTGGTGAATTTCTGCTTGTTCCTTCAAAAAATGCTTAGATTTGGGAACATCATCATGCATAATCTCTTGAATAGTCCTTTTTTCAAGTTTAACATGGTAGTCAGTTACTAAATTTGTGGTTCCCCACATCTGATACATGTAATTTTGGTCTCTATCTACAGGTAAGTTAGACATTTTGCTCCTAATTCAGTGTGAATTAGAACTTTTTAAGGGGTTGCTATCCCAACTTCATACATAAAATCATCAGAAGTTTCAATTTTTCTTTTATTTTCAACTGAGTACTCAGTTAAATCAATTTCATATCCAGGGTTTTTTGTAATTCTATTGCAAATCCAGGCATCATCATACCATAAAATTTTATTATTTGGATATGCATAAAAATTACCATCATCCATTTTGAAAAAATGGGCACATTTATGTTCTGGTGTCTCACTAAAATTTGTGTTTAATGTAGATTTTGACTCCCAAGACCAATCTAAGGTAAACATATACACACCTTCGTTCTTTTCACCTTTATAATTAATCAATTCTGCTCTTAATCCAGCAAGTCTTGAACGAATTTGCACATCAACATAGGGAGAAAAACAGTCCCACCACATACATTCCTCTAAATTTGGGACTGGAGCATCAGGTTTCCAACAAAAAGCGTGAATTGGTCGTCGTGTCCAATTCACGCCATTCTCTAAAAATGCTTCAAAAAGAGGAACTCTTTTTTCTAATGATGCTACTGAATGTACGTCACAAAGAGTTACATCACCATGACCTTTTTTATGATTATACAAAAACTCATTACGAATGTAACAAGTAAATGTTGGAAGATTGTGATTTAAATATGCCATAAAAAATTAATAAAAAAGCAGGGAGTTACCCTGCTTTATCTATATTAACAACCTTGACCTCTGTAACGCTTCTTCCTGCCATTACGAGAGGTGGCAGAGAGATTGGTGTTCTGTGAACGACCTTGACGAGTCTTCTTGGGTTTACTCTCAATAATCACTTTATTGGTCAGTGATGGACGCTTTGCCATAATTTAATCCTCTGAATCACTTGTACATTCTACCACAAGGTCCTCTGGATTGGGAAGCCCTGTCTCATAAAATTGTTGAGACAGTTCATCCATCACATCAAACATCTCATCTTGAGAGAGATACTGGTAAAGGACCCTACCAGCACACAGAATTCTAAATGATTCTTGTTTTTTCATGTCCTACACGAATCTGAGGGTGACACCAGATCTCAAATCCTGCCTTCTTGGCATCCAGACAGAAGGATACATCCTCACCACACATGTCCTGAACCTCACCAGAGTCAAAGACTTGCATCTGAGGGGCAAACC